GAGGTAACGGTGCCAATTAACGCACCCGTTGAGATTTGGAACGGCGGCACAGGATTCATGCTAATTAAGCGAGAAGTGTTTGAAGGTTTAATCGGCAAGGTTCCCATGTATTTGAATAACGTACTGGATTTGCAGAACGAGCAAAACGGTGAAACTATTCATGAGTTCTTTGCTACTCAGATTGAGCCGGAATCTAAACTGCTGCTGTCTGAGGACTATGACTTTTGCAAGAAAGCCCGTAACAATGGATTTAAGGTATGGGCTGCTCCTTGGGTTCAACTTGCTCACGTTGGCACGTATGCGTTTGAAGGCCAGTTGCTACAAACGCCATGATGCGCGACAAGTATGCTCCCCATGTTGATTTTGGGGAGCTGTCAGGCTTACTTGGCAAGGTAGTGCCGTCTAATCTAGACATGGTTCTGGAGCGCAAGGGACACTTCTTGTTCGGTGAATGGAAGCGAGACGGGGAGAAGATAAGCAAAGGCCAAGAAATCCTCTTAAAAGCCCTCTCAAGGCTGCCGAAAACAACCGTTCTGGTTGTTTCTGGGGATACTGAGAACGGGATGCGGGTAGGAAGTTTTTGGCGGGTTTTGCCGGATGGTCAATGTATTGAGTCCGGCAAGGGCTTGATAGAGTTTAAAGACTACATAACCGAATGGTACTTAGTCGCTGATATTACTTAAAGCCCCAAAAGTACAAGTCTTTAACGTCTTCATTCGTGCTGAACTCATAGTAATAGAACTGACCCAAGTCGCAATCTCTACGAATATCTTCTTCCGTTATGTTCTGGTAGTAGTCGTGAGCCGTGAACGGGGAGTCCCCAAGGTTAGTCTTGTTCGTGCCATGTTCAGGTCTGCCGGTAGTAGCGCACGTAAAGAACACTAGCTTGGATGACATCCTAGCCATGTTATTGAATATCCTAGCCCACTTAGGAGTATGCTCAAAACACTCACAAGAGGCTACAACGTCAAAAGAGCCATCGCTATAGGTTAAGTCTTCACCTTTAGCTACAACGTCCACACAGGCACCTCTAGCTAGGTCTACGCCGATATAGGTGCATTGCTCAAAAAAGTCTCTTATTGTGCCGTTGACGTTCAAACTGCCCACTTCTAGGACAGATTTACGCACAAACATATCAGGAAAGCGTTCCTTAACGCTGGCTATAAAAGCCAGTTGTGCTGGATGCGACATAGTTATCCCCTATGATTTGATTAACGACGACCTTTTCGTGCCGTCTTTGCTGCTCTTTTAAAGTTTGCTGCTGTCGGCGCACCCTTGCTGCCAACTTTTCTCATGCGTTCGCCAGAACCCTTGGCTATGCGTCTGCGCTTGGCATGAATATTTGCGTATAATCCCGGTTTCATCTACACCCCCAACGACGTCTAGCGGCTTTACCACGTTCACCCTTCCAGTTCTTAGAGCGAGCGCAAAATGATTTATGTCTTGGTCCTGATTTCTGTGGTGCTTTTAGGTTTGCTCCTGTGGCTCGGTTATATTTTTTTCGACCTTTGGCGGTCAGCCCTGCGCCTTGAGAAACTGATTTCTTCTCACCTCGACCAACCGATAGATTAGTGCTTTTAGACATATAAAGACCATTTAATAAATGGGTATATACCGGAATACATACCGATATATACCCGTAAAACAATTATTATTCTTCGTCTTCTTCTAACTCTTCAGAGTCAACCCAATCTTCAACTTCATCATCAAAGTAGTAAAGAATATCTGATTCTTCGTCTAAATACCAAACTGTGCCATCTTCATCGTACTCAGCCCAGTCATCCAAGTCTTCATCAAAATAGAACCAAACATCTAATTCTTCGTCATAAAACCAGATGTTGCCGTCTTCATCATACGTAAATTCATCGTCAGATTCATCAGACTCATTTGAATCTTCTTCAATTAAATCAAAATTTAATAAATTTAAAAACTGCTCAAAATCAAAAGTAACTGTAAATGTTGCAAGCATGATAATCTCCGTAGTAAAGTGACAACCCAATCTAAGTGGGTAAAATTATCGTACACAACAATTATGACAGATTAAACTTTGAAAACCTGACCCCTGAAGTAGACCAAACCAGCGTCCTCGTCCATCACCTCAAACAGCTCTGGCGGCATAAGTTTGCCTTTATAAATTGTTAGCACCGCTCCTCCTGAACGCCAGTTGCGGGGGGAATCTTCCATGTACGCAAAGCCATCATCATAGATAGGAGCTAATGTCCCTGTATCGATGCCATACCGGGCACCCGCATAATCTGAGAATGGGGTTACCTTTAAACTATGAAGGTGCCCAGTACAGAAAGACACCCCTGATTTCAAAATATTGTTATAGACAGCGTGAATTCCGTTATGCCATCTATGTTTAATCATCAAATTATCATTGACCATAATTGACGTTTGGAATTTCCAAAAAGGGAAATAATCTTTAAGATTAAAACCCTCCATACCTTTGAAGGTATCGCCTACTTGCTGACATAGCCTCGCATTAAATCTTAGGTCATGGTTTCCCCATGTCCACATTAATTTAGCACCGCTTGCAACAGCCTCAATTTCATTTACGCGCTCTTGACACGCTTCCAACTCTTGCTTAACCGTTGGCAAGGCTTGCCAGTCGGCAGCAGGGTAACGACTAATAGAGGAACCGTCGAACACATCACCGTTAAGGCAAATAATGTTAGGTTTGATTTCTTTGATTAGATGGACAAATGCTCTATGAGCAGATGATATAACTCCCGGCCAATAGTGACAGTCTGATGCCACCATGATGACGCCGTCTTTAATTTTTACTTTTGTTCTTACGCCATTATCAGGGTAAGTTACTTGAAAGTCTGGACTTCGAGAACTAACGGCTAATAATTTCTCACCTAACTTTTCTTCAAGGCTTCGTCTTCGCCAATTAACTCCTCTAAGAGTTAATCCGGTAACTTGAGCAATTTCTTTAACGCTTCCGTATTGTTTCCATAAACTCAAAAACTCATCATCAGAAATTTTTGCACTCATGGCAGTTTCCAAGTTAAGAATTACCGGAAACCTAACATACAATTGTTAATTCTGTGTTAAACGATTGATTCGTCTGAAATTTTCTGTTGTTTTAATTCAGCAAGAGTAAGTCCGCTTGTGTATTGAAAGTGCGGATACTCTTTAAAGCGTTTCCAATCACCTGCCCACTCTAATCCTGCTTCTTTGCCGAGTCTGCCAATCGTTTGCCAAACCTCGTCTTTCGCATCCCATCGGGGTTTGCCAGAAACAATAGGCACAACGTCAACAGCGCACCGATAATTATGAAAAGATTCACCAGCCTTTGCGTTCGTGACAATCTTCCCAGCAGTCGTTCTGCCCTGAGCATAGAGGGCGTTTTGGCTTTCATTGTCTCTATATGTACTGGTTACTAGCAAATCAATACCGGAGTCTTTAGCAGCCTTAATAAACGCTTCTACACGCTTTCTAACCAGCGGCAGCAAGTCATCTAAACTCCGGCTGTTTATCATTTGTCAGCGGTAATTACACCAATCAAACCAGCAAGGCCAAGGCCAGCGGAAACAATAGCCGTCTGTAATTCTGGAGCAACTGGAACACCAACGGCTGTTAGAAACAGAATAGCACCGCGCCATGAAGACGCTTCTTTTGCTCTAGCTAAAAAATAATTCATCATAATCCTTCTCCCGGAGTCACATAAATAGTTCCTGTACCACTAGCAATAATTGCTGATACATACAACACCGCTGTATTTGTTGCTTGTTTAGGCGCAGTAAGAATAGCCGTTGTATTGTTATGCAAAAGCACACCATAGGCAGGAGTTCCCGCCGTAGGAATGACAGCATCATCCGTACTAGCCGTACCTAAACGAATAAATATTTCAGCCGCAGTTCCGTTATGAACCCTCACTTGATTAGAGGGACTGTCAGACAAAATAGCAACTGTGTTTGCCGTTGTTGTTACATTTATCCGAGTGGTTTTACCCATCGGTTGAAACGCAATGTTATTAGCCATTAGTACACCTTTTTGCCGCCACCTGTAGTCGGGCTGCGTTTAGTCTGCTCACCATTGCCAAAATCCCAAACGCCAATAAAACCCGCCGGCATCTTTTTAACATTGTTCTGACCGTCTTTGCTGGCGTCTCTTGGCAACGGAACACGAACAGCCGTAGAAGTCTGCTGATTTAAATCGCTATGCCTCTTGTGTAATTTGTCTTCCATCATCTTTCCTTTCTTCAACCTTAACTAGAAGGTAACTGAATAGTACAAATATCGCTAGGGTTGTTACCCGTTCCCATTTTGGGTCCCACATTGTCCAACATCCTAAACCAAACGACGTCAGTAGTGCCAAAATCGTGATGAGCCGGTTTGAGATGACGCGCAAAGCAATAGTGACTAAAGTAACTCCGTCCATGAATATCCCCTAAATGTAAGAGATTCACAGTCTAATCCTTATCATCCTCATCGTCTACACCAAAGCCAGAACCCCACTCATCGTCCGACAACTTCAACTTAATTGCCTCCAGCTTCAACGCCCTATCCAAAACCTTTGTCTTGTCTGTAATGGACGCCATAGGGTCATTCATTACAGTAATTAACATTTGAGCAATTGCTGTCTCAAGTTCTGGATTTATCCCCTTTTGTTTCTTAGCCATTACTATTCCCCGTAACGAATTGCGCCGTAAGCAGCACCACCAGCAACGCCATAACCAAGAATTCTTCCTGATAAAGAGGCAAGTTGTTTTTTAGCTTGTTCTGTATCAGTTACTTGTTTTGTCAATCGGTCAGATTCCAAATTCATAGTTTCGTATTGACGCTTATTAATCTTTCCTTCGCCATATAATTTTTTAGCAAGGTTTTTGTAAAGACCAACAATTTCTTCTGGTTTTTTTGCTGTATTTAAATCAGAATTTAATTTATCAAAATCTTCTTGTAACACTCTTTGTTTTTTAGTTACGTCACCGGCTTCTTTAGCAATAGATGTACCGGCTTCTGAGCGTTTAGCCGCTTTAGCTGTTTGAGCATAATACTTTTCAGCCATGTCTCTTGCTCCAGTTAAATTCAACATAGTTCTATTGTCTCTAATAAACTTTTCTAACTTTGCAGGGTCACTAGCTAATTGTTCCATCTTGGACGTAAAGTATTTTTTAGCTTGAGCTTCAGCAAATTGTTTATTCCCTCCTGAAGCCTCAACCAAACCTTGATAAGATTCTCGGTTAGCAAATAATTTAGAAGGTATGTTTTCAGAAGCTACTTTTGAATAACCTTTAACTCCCGGCAATTGTTCTTCAAAAATCTTTCCAACTTTAGTTCCAAATACACGTAAAGGTTCAGAATCTTGTTTGTATTGAGTTAAAAACTTTTCTAGCAAAGAAACTTTTTCGCCGGGCTTTGTAGTAAATTCTTTCATCGCTTTTGTCAGCATATCGGCATATTTACCTGCTTCTGCTTGACCAATAGCGTCAAATCCAGTTTCGGGAACTCCGTACTGACGGTCTTTCAATAAACGCCTAACTTTTTCTAATCCTTCAAAACTAACGTCTTTTCCAACAACAACACCGGAAGAAGGGTCAACTTGTCTCCCTGTAATTAAACGCTCAATCTCACGTATTTGATTTCCAATACTGCCGGGAGCGTTAGACAAACCAGCTTCTGATTGTCTGGCTTTTTGCAATGCCGCTTCCATCTCTTTAAATGCCAAAGTATCAGCTACTTTTTGTTTGTTCATTTCTTTTTCAGCAGCAAAATCAAATGCTTTACCTTTGTTTTTTTCTGCTCTTGCGTTACGCGCATCTTTTAACGATTTAAGTTTATTATTAACGTATGCTCTAATTTCATCACCAACAGATTGCTCAGAAGCTGGAACAGGTCTAAAACGACCAGCTTCTTTTTGCGTAGTTGTACCCGGTAATTCTTTGTACGCTTCTTCACCTCGACGCGCTTGTCTAGCGGAAGATTTTTCAGCTATGCTAACTTTTTGCTCTGCTTCATCAGCAAGTTTTTTGGCTGCCTCAGCTTCTGCCCCTGTAGTTTTTTTAGCGTAATCACGTAAAGCAGCAGCCATACGTTTAACATCGCCACCAAACGCTTGGTCCATTAATTTAGATACGTATGTATATCCTTTAGAAGCTATCTGACCAAGCAAAGGAACAGTACCAGACAAGACGCCACCAACAACCGCACCTTGCAATCCAGCTTCCGCTTTTTTCTTTCCAATGTCGCTGTAATCAGGGGATTCAGCTAACAATGCTTCAGACCCTCCACCAACAGCAGCACCACCTAAAGTTCTAGATAAAAATTTAGGAATAGTTGACAATCCAGCGGTTAGGTCTAATCCTTTTCCAATAGGAATAAGTCCAGCGGCTGCCGTTGTTATTCCTTTTCCTAATGTTCGACCACCTATAGAACCACCCGGCGCAACGTACTCAGGCTTGGATTCAACATCTTTTACATATTCAGCAGCTTTCCTTTGTATAGGCTCATAAGGAATAGATTGAGCTGCTCCAGCTATAGGCAATGTCATGCCTTTAAAAAAATCCCCAACCTGCTCAAATTGGGACGGCTCTGTTTTAGTCTTAGGTGAAGAATCTTTAGCCCAGTCCGGCACAGAAGACGTTGTGTCTTTTGCCCAATCCGGAATTTGTTTAGGGTCAGCCATTACGGTTCCCTTCCAAATTTATCAATAAACTTTTGACGAACATTAGGATTATTTCTTGCGTAATCTATATCTGATTGTGTTGGAACTGGTTTTTGAGATTCAGAAACATTTTCACCGCTCTGATAAGTACCTAAGAAACTTCTTGGTCTTATTTCAGGAACCTTGTAACCGGAATCTCTCAAAGCCTTTGTTCTGCCCAAGGCTACCGCTTCAGCATTATCTGCTTGGTCAAGCAACATATTTCTTACAATATTTGGTTTATCAGACTTTTTAGCAGTAAAGTCTTGATAATTTTTTAATTCGTTTCCTGTCAATGTTGCACCAAACAAGGCGTGTCTATTAGGTGCTTGCAAACGGTCATATTTAGACCACCATGAAACTGCTGCTGCGTCAGCATCTTTTCCTGTTCGTCGTTTGTATTCCATTGATGCGTCAGCACCAAAACCAAATACACCAAGACTCGCATATTCTGGTTTAAATTCTTTTTCAAGCTGTCTTAATTCTTGAGACAAAGAAGTTAATCCCTCAATTTGTTGAGCTTCTTTTTCTTTTACAGGTTTATTTTCTTTTTGCTCTAATTTTGCAGCTAACAAATCAAACGCTTGCTTAAACGAATTTTGTTGCATTTGTTCAGAATGAGCTTGACTAGAAAGCAATCTAGCATCTCTCCTGTCTTCACGTTCAGCATCTATTCTTTCTTTAGAAGCTAAATCTTCAGCGTGTTTTAAATCTTTACGAACGCCGTCAAGGTAATTAATATAACGCTCAATACCTTGCTTTTCTAAAATTTGCTTTCCAACTTGACCGCCAAGTTTAGCAACAGATTCATTAGCTAATGCCATTGCTTCCTCACGGTTGTAAGCCAATGTTTTGTAAGCACGGTCAGCATCTTTGTAAGCATCATCAAGAATGGCTTTAGTCTTAGCCATGTTCTTATCAAACTCTGCTTTTTCTTTTTCCCACAAATCTTTACGTCCTTTTTGCCAGCCAGCCATCATTCCGGTCATAGCGTTCAATGCGCCCATTGATGAGCTTTTTCCACCACCGCCCATAGAAACACCAATCATGCCAACCAAGCTAAACAAAGTAGCTAGACTCTGCATATTTTCTTGTGTTGGCTTAAATTGTTCATGGGGAAACTTTTCACGAACAAGGTCTAAACCAGCCTCAATATCTTGAGATTGTTCCCTGCTTTGACGAGCAATATCTGCTTCAGCAGTTGCTTTGTATTGTTCTTGGGCTTGTTGAGCCGCCATAATTGGAGCTTCAACTTGGCCTAATTTTCCAAATTGTTTTTCCTGTTCCGCTGAAACATCAGTAGAAGTTTTAAACTCTTTACGTTTAGATGGAAAATCAGACACGCCCGGAGTGCTGCCTAAATTTGCATTAAGGGCAGATAACTCAGGAACTGGCGGCAACGTAAAGGCTTTAGGCTGCTTTGTTAAAGCCTTTGCTTCAGGAGACATTGGGTCAGCCATTATGCTTCCCTTCTATAAGTTGGAACACCAACAGCCAAGCTACCAAGCTGAGTGTAGAACGCCATGTTAGCCTGATTCAATTGTTGGTCAAGCTGCATACCCGTTCTAATAGCACCCAAAGCAATGTTGTCGCCAATCTGAGAAACTTTCAATCCATAGTCATACTGGTTTTGCAGCAATTGGTTACGGAAAGCCTGTGCTTGAGCTGCAGCTTGAGCCGCACCAACACCACCCCTAGACTCAACACCCTGCGCTAATTGAGCCTGTAGACCCTGTAGCTGTTGCTGACCAGCCGCTGTCAATTCACCGTGCTGTGCTGCTTCTATTAATTGTTTGCCTTGGTCTTGATACGGTTTAGCAATAGCTTTTTGCTCACCAGCAGCTTTTCTATTCTGCTCTGCTGCTTTTCTGTTTTGAATTGCTCCGTACACACCCAAGCCACCAGATAAACCAAGACGAACCATTTGCTCATTGCTTAAAAACGGCTTGTCTTCACCAGCAGTTTTTGCTTTAGGAGATTCTCCAGTTTGTTGCATAAGAGCGGATTCACCGGGGCGAGTTCCATATAAAGCCTGATTAGCCATGTACGAATCACCCGGTCCTCTTATAGCCGCTGATTGTGCTGATTGAGGTATATCAGCCATTCCTCCATATTGCTGTTGCATTTGATAATAAACAGGGTCAATACCAGAAGGAGTTAATTCTTGTGCTGGAGTGTCATAATTAACCGCAAATGAACTTTCCGCTGCGTTTAAAGGAGCTTGATAATCATAAGAAGGTTGAGTTATGCTGCCTTCAAATGCTGTATCTGGTTCTACTCCTCCCTCAAAACCACCCTCAAACTCTAGCAATCCAGTTTCAGGATTTGTTGTTCCAGAGCCACCAGCCTCTTTAAGAACCTCGGCTTCTCTAGGCGTTATATGAGCAAGAATGGTGTCTTTGCCCCGACCTTTACCGGCAAGCATCTTAGCAATCGACTTTAAATCGCTAGAATCTTGAATGTCAGCCTTTAACAGCTTTGCTAGTTGTTTACCCATTTGAGTCTCCTGAATTACCCATATAACGTAATGATTCTCTATTCCATCCTGAACGCTTACTCTTATCTTTGTCACCGCCAAACACCGGCGCACCAGCATCACCAACACGTAACGCCTGAGCTAACGCTTGACTACCCGGTGAAGCATTAGTTTGTGTTGGGCTAGAACCAAAAGGAAAACTTTTTTGTAATGGCTTATTTAACAAACTTAATAAAATAGTGTCGTTTGTTTTTGATTTTGTTGAGTCGTCTTCTGTAGTTTTTGTATCATCTAATGGTTCTTCTTCATCAAGATTGCCAGTAACAACAACCTCCGGCAAAGTTTTTGTATCTGTATCAACTCTATCGTTGTCAAGACCTGTTTTTCCAGTAGTTTTACCACTTAAAATTGGATTAGTAATAAGTGTTACGTTTTCTGTGCCACCGCCTTTACCACCTCCAGCAACAACAACATTACCTGTTCCTGTGGTAGCGTTTCCTGTGGTAGCGTTGCCGGTAGTAGCGTTTCCTGTGGTAGCGTTTCCTGTGGTAGCGTTTCCTGTGGTAGCGTTGCCGGTAGTAGCATTTCCTATTGTTACGTTTCCTGTATTACCTGTACCTGTGCCTCCGGTACTAATGGATACATTTCCTGCGCTTCCACTTGTACCCCCACCTTTACCGCCGCTAGTTCCAGCACCAGTATTTACTAAAGCTAATAATTGCTCATCTCTTGTTTGTATTGGCTTAAAATCTGCTGGCAAAGTTTTAGAAACAGAACCAACAGCATCAACTTTTGAAGTAAATGTAGACGGGTCAACATAACCTTGAATTTTAAAAGACGTATCTTTAGAATCTATTAATGTTCCCTTGTCATCTACATAAAAACCAGTAGCTTCATTTTTATTATTTATTAATTGACCATTTTTATCTATTTTTTGGTCTGGTTGAATTTTTACGTCAGATAAATCTATATCTATAGTTTTTGAAGAACCTGTTCCCCCTGCCGCATCAGACATTTCAAAATTAATTGGTCTAGCACCAATTTTATTTGTAGATTTGTCGTAATAAACATAATATTCTTCACCATCCTCCATAGTGATATGTCTAACTAAATATGATTTTCCACTATCATTTAAAGTAAATACATCTCCATGAGTTTTGGATGGGTCATATACTTCTGGAGCATTTGTTCCCGGAAAAACTTTAGGCCATCCATCTTTACTCGGTGATGTAGAAATATCATATACATCTTGTCCAGCTATTTTTAGCTGAGCATAAGTATTTTGTAAAAATCTTGCTTCAGCATCACTTAGTTCTGCCCAATTAACTTTTTCTATACTTTTACTTACTTGCTGTTTAATTGCTTTTTCAGCGTCATCTTTTTCTTTTGCTGAAGATACAAGGTATCCAGTTAATGCACCCGTTAATGCTTGTTCTGTAGTTTTTCCAGCAGCTAGGTTTTGTACAAACTCACCAGAGGCTTTTTGTAAAGCCTTGCTGTCTGTAAGCAATGACGATGCTGAAGCAACAGCACCACCGGCAGCACCAGCTAACGCAGCCCTACCAATATCTTGACCAGTTATTGCGGCATTAACAACTTGACGTTCAGCATTAACTAAAGCAGAAGCTACTTCAGGAGAAATAACATTAGGTCCAGCTTTAACAATTTCTGCGTTTACACTTTTTAATGCTCCGGCAACTTCATTAGCCGCAACAGAACCAATAATTCCTTTAACAATATCTTGTGGAGATTGCCCTTGAATTAGGCCAAGTGAAGCAGAAACTATAGCTTCGCCTACAGCCACGCTAACCCCTATTTCAGCAGCCAAAGCTGAGCCTATACCACCAGTTGCTGCGCCTATTCCAACTGCTAAAGCAACATTTACAAGTTTGTCAAACCAATTTCCTTCCATTTTGTTTTTTATTTCTTCTGCATCTTTTTTTGCTCCTTCAACTCCCATATTTACATACGTGTTTGCATCTTTTTGTATGTCTATTAAAGATGTATTTCTGACGTTTTTAAAAAAATTTACTTGTTTTATAAGAGTATTTTTGTATCCGTCAGCTTCAGGATGACCAAAAGTTGCTTCATATCCATACATTTGTGCCGTTTCTTGAAAAAATAGTTTTTCATAAGATAAACCAGCTTCAGAAGTAGGATTGTTTACATATTCTATAACTTTATTTATTTGATTTTGAATAGCACCTAACTGATTCATCCCGCCGCCGCCGCCGCTTAATACCATACTTTTTTCTGCATTAATATTCTTAATTCGTTGCTCAAGTCCAGAAATGTACTTGGAATAATCTATTTGACCATTGCTGGTTTTATATGCGGGATTGGATTTTGTTGCCATTTTTGCTATTTCCTAAAAACTGATTTTTTTTGGGGCGGGGAGAACATTTTTAATTCCTAAGAAAGATTCAGCGCGGCAGCAATTTGTTCGTGAATGTACAAATGACTCGCTATCCAATCGTAAAAATCTGACTCATTATCAAAGTCAACGTCCAACATATTGAACGGATTGTTCAATCCTAACAGCCCCGCAAACGCTTGATGCTCGACTTGATGAGCCAATAACCAGTCATCTAGGTTGCTTGTTTGAGCGTCAATAATGGGGTAAATAGGCACCGAAATGCCAGCATCCATAAAGGTTTCTTGAAATAACTTGTGCTGTAATCCATTTTCAAACAAAAACTCTCCAAGGGACTCATCATTCCCGTATTCAACAGAGGAGAGCGTACTCATATTCATTATTTGTCAGCCTTGTTATCTAGCTTGTCAAAAATACGGTTAAACATATTCTCAATACGCAAAATAGTTTCTGTAAAATCATCTCTGCGAACAAAGTCTTGATTCATCTCTTTGCTTAACTCTTTTAATTCATGCTTTACGTCTTTAATGGATTCCCAAATAACTTTAAGCATCCAGCCACCCAAGGCTCCAACGCACGTTATAGCAATCTTAAAAGTCAATTCAGTTTCCATTTTTAACTTCCATTTTTTGTATATTTACAATGCGAGTGTCATCTTCTAAAGAAGTTTTTTTTAACGTCATATATCAAATTAAAAAAACATAAAAAAGTTACTTGTACTAGCTGCTGATGATGATGTGTAAGTAAGAACAACTATGCCATATTGACTAGCTGCTGTATTAATGTCAGCCGCTCTACACGCCCCACCGCCACCAGAACCCGTAGGATTCCCGCCGCTACCGTCACCGCCACCGCTACCACCGCAAGGACCATACTGAACAGAAGAAAGAGAATCCGTATAAATTAATTCTGGAGCACCGCCAGCTCCTTTGCCGCCACCACCGCCATTACTGCCGTTATTTCCTGATGTTCCTCCACCGGCTCCCAATCTATTATTACCGCCTGTGCTAGAAGTGCTTGCGCTTCCTCCGTTAGCTCCTCCTCCTCCACCCGTTCCTGTTGGGCCACCACTTGCTCCCGCTCCATTAGGTCCGGCGCAACCACCTATTCCACCATAAAAATCGTAAGGGTCACCTGCTGAAATGCCGCCACCATCACCACCAGCATATTTTAAATCGCCAACACTTAGAACAGCCGAACCTCCTGATGTTCCAGAAGCACCTTTTGCCAAACAACCATTTGTTGTAAGCACAGGAGCAGAGTTAGCCGTTTTGTTAAACCATGAATCGGAAACATTACCAGTTCGTATATAAACAGTATTGCCGGCCGCTAATCCTGTAATTGCATTTGTTTTAGCGTATGCTCCACCGCCGCCACCGGTTCCAGAACTACCGCCAGTTCCATTACCATTTCCCGGTCCAAAACATTCAACTTGCAAAGTTCCACCAGAAGCAAAATCCGCAGGTATTACAAAAGGACCAGAAGTTGTAATTACCCTTGTAATTGTTGCCATGATTTAAGCCTGTGTCGTTACAGCAACAACATCCCAACGGGTGTTAGTCGCGTTATATATACTGCCAACGTATATTGTTTTAGTTGCTACAGTAGTCGTCGGCAAAGTAACGCCAATAACGGTATATGTTGCGTTCCACGTTATTGCATAAGCACTTGAGTTTCCAGTAATCCTTACCATTAATTTATTGCCGTCTAATGGTGTTCCAATAGGAGCAGAAACAGTCAACGCTTTGTCTTGAGCCGTTAAGTTATATTGGTCATACGCCGAAATGTCTGGTGCTAATGTTGTTGCGTTTGCTGCGCTTAAAAATCTAGGATTAATTCTGGAACTATTAACAGTTGAATTGGCAAAAGTAATATTAGAAATACTAGAAGCTAAATTAATTATTCCGCTAGACGTAATTGGTCCACCAGTCAAATTCGTGCCAGTATCAATTGAGGTTACTGTTCCAGAGCCACCTCCACCAGAGCTACCCGCTGTTTTTAACATAACTACTCCTTACAGGCCATCGCCCGGCGTAATGTAAATTGTTGCGGTTCCACTTGCTGTCTTTGCCGTAAAGTAAGCATTAGGCACAAACGTCAAAATTTCATCCGTGCTTGGTAACAAAGGAAATGCTTGTCCTGTTGTAGTAACAACATTCGCGTTTGTTGTTGCATTAGCCGAATCTTGTCCATAACCAAGAAATACAGTTACTGTTCCGGTGTTAATAACACGGTATTGGTTGCCGCCTAACGTAGTAGACAAACATTGAACTGGCGTTGGCGCAGTAGTTGCAGCCAAAAAAGTAATTGTGTTTCCAGTTTTTGTAAACGCATTAAGTCCCATTTTTATTCCTTAGTTAGCTTGCATAATTACCCAGTTAGTTCCATCACTAACTAACGTAGCAAATTTTCCAGCGGTAGGTGCCAATATTGTCGTTCCAGCAGTAGCAGAACCAATAGGAACTACGTTAGATGTGGCAGAAAAAACCGCAGATTGAATGGTTTTGATTGTTATTATTCGACCAGTCCAAGAAGCAGCCGCAGGTAAAGTAACAGTTACAGTTCCAGCTCTATTAACAATAATCCAATTGTCCGTTGATAAAACTGTATAAGGAGATGCCGTTACAGTTACTGGAGCATTGAATCCAACAGAGCCAGTTACACTAAGTTTTAATAATGTGCTTGTCGTTCCAATAGAAACATTGCCGTCAGTATTAATAACAAACGGAGTTGAATCTGGATTTACAGCATCTTCAACAACAAACGAATTACCTGTTCCTGTTTGGTTAATTCTTATAGCGTCATAAGACGTTGTAGCATTAACAGTTATATTAGAAAAACTTAAACCATTCACTGTAGTAACAGTATCTCCCAACTGAAATTGAGTAGTTCCTAAAGTCACATACGTTAAGAAGTTTGCATCCAATTGAGATAATGGAATTGATGACGTTGCGCCAGCAAATGTATAAGGTACTGTCATATTAAAACCTCGTTCTTAATTCGTGTTCGTATTCAAATCCGTTATATACAATTCCTTGTGTAACTGATTTAACGGTCATTCCTAAATATTTTCCGTATTGCTTTGCATCAGTTTTATATAATGTGTATCCAGTACCACCAGTAGTCCACCCTATTTCTGTTCCAACATTATTTACCCAAGGAATAATTCCACCAAAATTATTAATCCAATTAATAGTTGAGGGCAAATAAATAACAGGAGATGAACCAGATTCAGAATCAACAGTTAAATTAATATTAGAGCCAGCAGACAACGTAGCTTCAACACCAACCTTTAACGCTTGTTTAGTGCGTATTGGGTCTTTCATTGGGTTTAAAGATGTCTGAACATAACTGTTTATTGATGCGGTTGTGTTTGCATACATCTTTACGCACGACGTTCCATCAGTACCAAACAGAGTAATTCTTCCTCCAACAGGTACTGACGTTACAAATTGTAAATTGTTTCCTGCGCTTGTAAAGAACCACTTCTTTTCAAAGAATACAGCTTGAATATATCTGTCATCAGTTGATGTTCCTAAACCACCTGTGTATTTAAAATTAAACGCAGAACACAAAATATTGTTTAGAAGAACTTGACCACCATTAACTGAGCCATTAGTAAAATCAATATTTGGAAATATTCCGTCTAACGGGTCAGAAATCTTTGACGTTGTAGAGCCGACAAGCGCATAAACACCATAATCGTTCATAAACAACACAGAACGGAAGTATGGAAAAATTGCATACTTTAATTTAGTACCTACTGATGCGCTTACGTTTGTGTTTGTAAATAATGTGGTTCCAGCAGTAGTAGCTCTAACATCTGAAATTACGTTGATGCTGTCGTCGCCAAAAATGTATAAAAAGTTATTGGCTGACAATAATTGAATAATGTTGCCGTGCAACGTAGCATCGGTAAGAACTAATGAACTTGATGACACCGTTACAAAATCGCTGTATGAGCCAGCAGCAGAATAATAAATAGTTCTTCCGCTAGAAATCCATACTCGTCCAGAAAACGACTGAATTCCTGAATTGGTGCCTGTATTAATAATTGCTTTAGCAGTAGCGTTAGAGCCGCCACCACCAGTAATAGATACGGATATATTTGCTTGATTTGTATAACCCGTTCCATTGTTAGTCATTATGACTTGAGTAACAATGTTTCCAGAAATAATAGGTATTCCTGTTGCGTTTGCTCCACCACCACCAGTAATTGTTAAAGAAATATTTGATGAATTGGTATAACCCGTACCGTTGTTTGTCATTAAAACAGATACTGTTCCTTGTGCAAATGTATAGACACTAGCAATAACATTAGCATTTGTTCCTCCACCACCAACTATTGTTATGGTTGGGGGAGATGTATATCCAGAACCAGCATCACTTAAAGTTATAAAAGAAACGGCATTAGCTGATATTGTGGCGTTGGCTGTTGCTTGTATTCCATTTGTTTGATTTGGAGCAGAAATTACTACAGAAGGAACAGACGTATATCCTGTTCCACCTTTTACTATGCCAATTGCTCCAACACCACCAATAGAAACTAAATTAACTGCATCCCACGTAAAGTAACCCTTTACAGGGTCGATAATTAACAGCCTATCGTTTTTCCATTGGCTAACATTAATGCCGCCAGTAGTTGTAAACGTACCAGCAGCAGCTAACGTGCCTTTGACATTAGTTGTCAAGTTTACGTATTCGCAGCTACCATCACTTTGAAAAGCTACTAAGTAATCTGTTAGACCAATGTTAGCTGAAGCAAAATTTACAACTGTTGATGCAAACGTAATGCTTCCAACATTGTCATACGTAGGCGTAATCTTTAAATTGCCATAACCAATAGGCATGACATTTTCAAGCCAGTAAAACTCATCGTCACCAATAGCCGTGCGATTAGCTTTCGTGTTTACGCCACGAAAGTTTTTAAATACTTCGTATGATTTTTTTTGTTCTGCCGCTGCCATAGCTTAGTACGCTCTAGAGTATGGGTCTGGCAACCTTCTAGTGTAGACGGACGCCTGAACCGCTTGAATCTGTTGTTTGTACTGATTTAAATAAATTTCAGCTTCACCAAACGATTGTTCGTAATATTTAGCGAGGTAAGCAGCATAAAACTTAACGGGACTAGAATACGGGTCATTAATTGTATCTACGTCGGTAAGAGCCACTAAATCTGTCGGCAACAAGACCGTATCTAAATCAACCGTGTAAGATATGTCAGGAACGGGTCCAATGTATATTTGAGATTGCCCATAAATGCTGTAAGCAACCGGTGTTCCTATGCGGTTTTGCCAGTAACGCAGTTGTGCGTTAAAGTCAGTCCAAGCCATGTACCGCAAAGGTATTCTTGAATTTCCCCAATAAAGATTAATATTAACTACGTCCAGAGTTAATACGCCAGACGGTAAAGTTAAATAATTAATTACTTCAGAAGGTCCAGCATAATAAAGTTCTACATCCTCGCCACTAAATATAGGTCCTGAAGGTGGATAAACATTAGTTGCATTAGGATAATTTGGTGCAGTTCCTAATACTCCACCATTTACTACTTTATAAACAAAAATATTTGAAAATACGTAATCATTGTTATTAACAGTAAGTCCTTCTTGCCAAAGAATAGGCGTTACGTAATAACTATCTTGAGCAACGGGAGCGGCAGGTATTTGAAGTGTTTGAACCGTGCGTAGACATCCTGTGTCACGAGCAACACGCGCTCTTGCACCATTGATGTAATCAGTTAATTGATTATTGGTGTAGAAATTGGCGTTTGCATCGTGAAGCAGGTATCGTACTGAAGTAATGTAACTGTCTAGCGTTTGCGCCATTTATGTTCCACATTAAACTTCATCATTGACTTTTCCCCCAACCGCACTAGGCGGCAGGGGTACTCTTTCAACCACCGGGGATAACGAGTGGCCTTTCTTTGGCGGCTGGTCCGTAATCAAAATTTTCTCAAGAATTTTTAAACCCTTGGGAATATCTGCTTTCGTATGAATCATAGCCAACCGCGCCATATACGGTTCTTTATCAGGGTCATTATGCCCGAATATGTGACAAACAGCCTCTAACGGAGCTTCTACACTTTCACCAACAGGGAATGTGTATGGCACAAAATTGTAGTTAAAAGTTATGGGTTTTTCCCATTTGTTTGTCACATAGACGGTTTGCATAATTAGAAGCTCACAACATCGCCATATACACAAATATCAACGGTATTCGCATTGTTAGCGATAGCATTAATATTCACATACAAACATTGGGTTACGTTACCGGCTACAACATTGCTGGTGAATGGTGACGCTGCATTAATATCAACATAACGACCAACAGTAGACATGGCAGTTAATACGGTATTAGCCGTAATTAAATTTGCTCCGTCTGCAGTTGTAGAAATGCTCACGTTTGCATTAGACACGTTACCGGAACCATTTTGAATCGTAACTCTACGAACAATAATGCCACCAGAGTTAGCTATACCACCGCCGTTAGTTAAGCCACCACCCAAAATTGGAATGGTGATAACTGCGTTACCAGCGGTGTTTAGCGTTGTACCGCGAAGAACACCAAGACGACCAAAACTAAAACTGTCAAGGTATAGCTGCGATACGGCATCAGAATTAGACATGATGCCCCCTTACGATACGTAGGTACTGCTTACGTTTTGACCACCGTTGGTAGCCAACAGAGTTACTGTGTCGCCGCTTGCGTAGCTTGACTTAGCAAATACGTTGACACCATCAGAAATGATAACGCCACCAGTATTGGCTGCCATCAAAGTAGAGTTGGCAGTATTACTTGTAGAAGCAATAACGCTAACATTTACTTGTGGAAACATCAGATAAACACCAGCAGGAATAACCGTACCATTGCCTGTATTAACAGCAGACAAAGTAGTAGTTAAAAAATAGGCACCAGCGGTGTTGGTCTGTGCGCCAGCAAGCGTGATTTTATTGGTACTTAATGACATGGTTAGCTCCTTAGATGCTTAGAGAGTTGTAACCCGACACAACTGACATTGACTTTGGCTTAGTTGAAACCAACTCAGCAATCATCAAGACAGCACCAACATAACCAATCTGCCAGTTAGGCAGGGTCGATTCAAAACCTGTAAACACGAACGAACCTTGCTCATGGATGTAGAGCGAGAGGTAGTTAGTGTTCAGGAAGTAAACCGTACCTTCTGGACAGTATGGGTCAGGATAAATAGGAACACCGGCAACCATCAAAGCACGGAAACCAGCTTGAGGACCATTAGCATCGCCATCAAAACCGTGACCGGGAGTGATAACGTATTGCTCTTGACCGACAAAGTCTTGTGCCAACAGAGTCCATGTACCAAAACCGCAAACACCAAACGTAGGCACTTCAGCACCGTTTTTAACGGTACCAGAGATGTACTGAAGAATGTTTTGACGGGTTGGGTTCACGTTACCTGCTGTGTAGGCTTTTGACTGCCACCAAGTGTAAGCAGAACGGCTGATGTTACCGTAGGTGCCGGAAGCAGAAACTGCTGCTGGCAAACCTGTGAACTGTTGCGTGTTCGTGCTGTTGTTATACAAGGCTGTTGCCATTGCATCCATCATCACGTTTGTTGCATCGTTCATACGAGCTTCAATCAAAGGAATGATTGCAGCGTCTTGCTGAACTGCACCTTCCATACCGAGGAACGGTACTGGAGCAATCATCAGCTTCAGGTCAAACTCAGCGTTGAAAGCACCTTGCTGAACTGCTGGCTGGTTAAATGAACCAGAGTAGTCAGACCATTGTGCGTTCACAAACTGTGCGCCTTGAACGGGAACGGTTATTGAAGAAACACCACCGGAAGCCTGTTGCGAGTTAGCAATCAGAGCCGCCATTAACGGTGTTGAGTTATATAATTGAACAACTAGCTTCGGAATAAACGCACGCCGCGTGACGTATGTCAACTCGGTAAATTGCGTACTACCCGTTGCTGGAACGATACCGCCACCAATAGGCATGGTTATCTCCTAAAAACTTTATCCCCTAATTAATTAAAATCCAATAGGACGTTTGTTTTGACGTAACTCTTGGAGTGCTTTTGATGCTTCATCTCTTGCTGCGGCTTGCGGGTTCTTATAGTATTTACCTAAGTCGAACTTGCTAACCGCTGAAGGGTTGTAACCGGTTGGCGTTGGAGTAGCTGATTGCTTCATCCATTGCCAGTATTCCGCTGCCGATTCATGGTTAGTTATGCCTTTTTCAAGCATAATTTTTTCCACTTCATAGACATCTTCTTCACGTTCTACTAAACCTTTTTTCATTAACTTATTACGGCGAGACTCAAGGTCACGCAAAGCGTCTTGTTCTCTGTCTTTTGCATCACGCGCCATAAGCTGCTGCTCTAGCTTATCGACATACGATTTGGTTGTATTTTCAATTTCCAACTCAGGAATAAGAAGGTCTGGTTTGATTTGCTTCGTCAAACGCAAAATATCTTTTCTTGTACTTGGATTGTGTGAAAGTTCTTCCATCAACAACGCCATTTGGTCGCGCTGTTCAAAAGACATATCTTCGAGACTCATTCTTATCCCCTAATAAAATTAGATTACTTTTTTTCCATCGCCGGGCTTTTGAACGCCCATTTTGTTCTTCGTGCCAATTGCATTGCCGCCAGACAAACCGCCAAACTGCTCAAAACGTGGTGGGTTAGTAACAACACCGTTTTGCTGGTTGTTGTCTGTAGGGCGACGAGGGCTATTAGCACCTCTTGGTTTAAACAGGTCCATAATATTTCCTTTACATAGGTGGTTGAGGCATACCGCCGGGTGGTGCGCCGGGAGGTGCGCTAGGAGGAGGACCGCCAGCACCGCCGCCACTAGGCATTGGAGGAGGAGGCATACCGCTAGGTGACATACCGGGAATCATTGGTGCTTGTGACATTGCTTTACCTTCAGGCGTTGCACCGCCAGCTTGAGGTAAGTTTTGCAACATTTGAATAATTTCAGATTGCTGTAATTCACCTGTCTTTTGCTTGCGAGGACCAATCAAACCGCTCAACGCACGAATAGCGTTCAATGCTTTTTGACCCTCTGGTGATTCACTACCTAGACTTGGCAAGGCTTGTTCAATCAAATCCATTGCCATTGAAATATTGACTAGCGCACCTTCACGATTTCCCATCTTAGGCTCTGGTGTAGACATCGGCGCAGACATAGGAGCCGTTGTCGAATCAGACATCGCGGTGTTATCAGCAGCAGGGTTCTCGGAAGGGTTCCCTTGTTGCTTGCCAATCATTTCCATTAACTTATCGGGTGGTACGCTCATAAATAACCTCTATCGTCTAACTAGACGCGATTAGACCAGACTATCAGCAAATGTCAAGTGGGGGAGTATGTCCCCTCCCCCTTGGGCTTAATCCACAAGGGACTAATTACTTACGACCTTTACGGCCTTTACGTTTCATGCGTGCCATGGTTTTCTCCAATAAGCAGCGGCCAACTTAGAAGAGGAAGTCAGCCATACCTCATCCCTTGCGGGGAATTAACGGCGTGTCTTACGACCGCGCTTGTGCTTTTTGTACATGGTGTACTCCTATCGTTTAAGTGCTCTTCCCCGTCTATCTAACTTACGGGGTTCGGGACTGTGCATTCCTCGCATCCATGCTTCTGAAGGCTCTCGGTCTTGCCCAGCATCTCTTGCTGCGGCAGATATAGCAGCTTTTACTACATCTCTTCCACTAATTGCTGCATTACCTGCACTTCTGATGGCGTTAGCCATATTTTTCTCACTAGCCATTATTCACCTATTAAATTTTTATCTATCGCCCATACGTCCCGTATTTCTTGCCTGACGGGGGTTATAAGACTTTATGCCCGTCACCCTGTATTGAAAAGATGGCGCAGCTTCAGTCCTCTTTACATCTCCAGCCGATGTTCTTGGCTGGTCAGATTTTGGTGCATAGTCTGGTTTAGTAGCCATTATTCACCCTTTGGCTTTTCTTGAGGTTGCGGTTGATTTGCTTTGTCTTTCTCACGCTTTTTCAATTTATCTATTAACAATTGTTTCATTGGCGGCTCTAACAAGTCAAGCAAAGATTCTTTATCAATAGCTTGGGTTTTGTACAGATTAAACGCCAAATCTTTCATGTCTTCGGTAAATATTGGGCTATTGGAGTGAGCGTCCACTTTCACTACATAATCTTTGGTAAATTGCTCTGCAATAAACTTGTTTCCGTTTTCGTCTGTGAAATGCGTATTGTCGTAGGCTTGCATTAGCTTTAGATACAGCGTTGCTACCTTTTCTAAGCTGTCTTCTACGATTAAGGCGCGTTTCTTTGCGCGAGAACTTCCAAGGCGGGCCAACTGAGAAGCATGACCAGCGGAGCGTACACCCTGCTCACCACGACCAGACAGAACACTTGATATTCCACTTGCCTCTGCAAACATTGCATCAATTTCATGGATGACCTCAAATAAAGACGACGGCATCTCTGGCGCAACTGAATCAACCTTTGCGTTAGGCATATCGCTAGAGACGAACGCGCCGGGTCGGTCAAACGCAAATGCTTTCTCATCCGTGATACCCATAAAGCCAGAGAACACTTTTGGAGGAGAGGCTTGCTTGGACAATATATCCAATATTTCTGACATGCGATTGTTTCGTACAGCTTGCAACAAGTTCAGTCTAGCTACTTCACTTTGACCCCAATAGTAATCGTATTGTGGGTTAGGACATATTTGAATAAATGGACATTCACCGCGCAAGAAGACTGATGCGCCCGGACGGTCATAAATAAATATGTCGGGCTCAGCCATCGTGACTACTTGGTAATCTTTAGTCTCATCGTTCCACACCCACAACTCATACATCTTCACCGTGTCTTCAGCAACACGGGCTTTGTATCGGTTAGACCCGTACAAGTCTAAGTTGACGTTACCGTAGATGGTTGGATTAGACGTAGAGATAATTAGACGGTCAAGACCTTCAGGCAAATCATCTGTCTTAGTGTTCATTGATGTTTGAACACGTTTAACAATTTCTTCGCGCTTAGGGTGACTATACAATCGATTATACAAATCGGATTTTGTAATGTAATAGCTTTGTACTATTGCTTCTTGTCTGTCGGTATAGGTTACGTCTTCACGCAGAACACCCATTGAACTAGGGTCTACCATGTATGGGTGAATACCGTTGTTGACGACTAGCTTAACGAATGTTGTGTTGTAGACTAACGCCCACGTTAGAGCAGAAGAAAATACTTGGTCAGCGTTTGAGTTTAGCCACTCATCATTTAGCGCAGATGTCAGCTTTGGAATCTTGATGTGTTCCATGTCTGAAACAGCGGCACCAACATTGATTGAGAAGCGAGTTGTTTCTGCTGAATAGAGAAACGATGTTAGCTGGTCAACGTGCGGATATATTTTGTTGAACAGAGCAGGGTTCTCATCAGGACCACCACCGAACAAAAACCAAGAGCGCAGAGAGGCATAATCCCCTTTGCGCTCTGCTAGAGACACCATGCACTTTTGTATTAAGTCACGATAAAAATACTCGCGTTCATCGTCGTTGGTTGGTATCCGCATTTAAGGCTTTACCTGTAGATTCTCATGGTCGGCAACATAACTCGCCGCCATAGGTCCTGTCAAGTTCCCAACGTCTTTGGGGTTTATTCCGACCGATTCTCCCATAACTGAGCGCACAGCCCCACCTTTTAACAGGCTGCCCATGCTATATCGTCCATCGCCGCCCCAAATAGCGGCGTCTCTTGGTTTAGGCTCGTTAGCACGGCGTTCTGCTTCTGCTGCCTCCTCTTTAAGCTGTTTCTTAGAGGTTTTGTTCTTTCTGGTGAAGTATCCAGCCTGATTTTCGCCAGCACGGGTCGATTTGACGTTAGTCATGTCAAAATCCATTGCAAGCTGCTTAATGGTCTTATCGTTCTTCTTTGTTCCGTCAGACATCATGCCAACAGGCTGCAAATAGACAATAGCTACCTCGTCAACGCAGTCTTTCATAGGGCATTGCGCTTTGCGGCTCTCAAAATAGCCGTGCCTTGGACATTTGTAATCATGTAGAACTGCCATTGTTATCCCCTTCAAATAATGGTGGTTGTGAATAATCGTCTATATTCCTCATACCCAATCTAATCCCTATCTTGCCATTAATCATTTGTAGGCCAGTAGTGGGCATAATTCGTGGTTTAGCTTCTCTGCGGTACTCAACGTATTTGCTACGGTTGCGATTTTGCATAATAGCTACCTCGCCGTTCTTCCACGCCTTGTAGCCTTTATCGACTCTGCGCTGGATATATTCGGTCAAGGGTTCGACTCGATACCAGAAGACGTCAAGCAGGTGGGCTTTGTTGACGCCACACAAGTCAGCAAAGAGCTTCATAGAGATGCCGCGCTCCTTGTCTCTAATGAAACGACGCATTTGCGTCATTAGTTCACGTTTGGTCAGAACCTGCTGCGACATAGTTAAGGATGTATCCTTTAGATTGAAGGAAGTTCAAGAACTCTGTTTCTCGGTATGCGCTTTGTATGCTTATCGGGAGAAGTATTTCATTGTCTCGGATTAGCTTACGGGTGGTTGAATGATGACCAAGGAGTTTAGAAAAGTCCATATCGTCATGAAACTTGGGAGCTATGTGTTCTAGCGAGAAGTATTTAGCCACCTCGTTAGGTGAATACTTGAATCCCAAGGACTCAAAGAGTCCACGCTTTAGGCAAGACAGTTGTATGTCTTCATTCCATAGATGAATGTCATGAGAATAGTTTTGAACAATGCCTAGCTTACTTGGAGCCTCTAGGAACCTTTTGCTACGCAAGGAAAAGCCGCCGTTTAAGACAAGAACCGGGTCTTCAAACTTAGTCCACTCAAAGCCTAGATGTAGTGTGTTGCCCACCAGACCAGCATGAGTAATGCCGCCAATGTAATCGTAGGTGTAATAATCATCTCTCCAGTTGGTGCCGTCCAAAACCCACCCATCATCTTGCACAATCAGGCAAAAGTCTGTAGTAATGAACTCATGCAGACAATGCATGATAAATGTGCTGTAACCCCGGTAGTCGAAAGGAAAGCAATGCTTCCATTCAATATGGTCTGGAATGTTGGCTGGCTTGGCTGGAGAAATTAACAGCCCTTTGGACCCCGGTAGTTCCCGCATACTGCGGATAATGGACGGCAAGGTGGATGACCCATCTGTATGTCCGTGAACAGATACGATGGTTAATTGATTATGCGCCATAGACACCAATCGCTTTCAAATAGTTGGATACACCTTTGCCTACAGACAATTGTTCAGGCGTCTTGCTTTCTAATTCTCTGGATACTTTTCGGCTTAGTTTGCGTTGAATTAACTGAGGCTGAACCTGCTCTGAATACGCAGCACAAGCTAAGGCCATCGCCATTACCCGGTCGTCCTTGTTTCTACCCGAAGCCTCAATAGATGCGCCATCACGGATGATGGTCTTCATCTCCTCAATGGTGTCTACGGAATAGACATCTAACATACCGCGCTCAAACAAATCTTTGGTGTAACTCATCATTCGCTCTTTGGTTGCTGCTGTTGTTAGCCAGCCAAGCGAGTTAGAGATACCGCCCATAGTGTCGTTACGCCGCCAGATATAGTTCGACATGGAACCAAAGACGTCCATCAAGTCCTTGCCCATTTTGTTGCCCATGCTTGCAGCTTGACGACGCAAGTTCTTAATCTCGTTTAGCACCGCCTGACCCGGACCATTGACCTCAAGATTAAGCGTAGAGTTCTTGTAAGCACCAGCCAAGTGAGCAATGACCCAAGCAAACTGATACGTGTTCATCTCTGAAGTTGCAAACTCTGCGACTTGTTCCATGCCATCAGAATAGCAACGGAAGACTTGAATACAGAATCTATCTGCCCAATCAGATGAACCGTAAGCAGGGTCTGCCCCAATAACGTAGTAGGCTGTGTCTAATGGTTCTTCCCATACCTTTAAGGTAGACAGGCGGTCAGTAGACTTTAAGACTTGCATATCTTGGAAGTTGACACCCATTGCATAGCGATAGTTGTCGCAATCAATCTTCTTAGCAATCTTCATGGCGTCAGTACACCGTGAGTTTGAAAAGAAAGATGTGCCGGTCATGACGAACGCATAGTCTTCCGTTGGCGGGAACTCCTGATACATTAGGGCATCGTCTTTAATGCCTTCAAGCATCTTCCAACGCCACCACGCCATTTGTCTGGAATTGATTTCGTAGTTGTAGAGCTTCTTAATATCTCGCGTCCATTCTTTTTCTTCAGGTGTAAGTTTGCCGTCCCAATAGACTTTGTAGACATCTGTATCAGGCGCAGCAGAATAAAACTCGTTGCGCCACCAGCCACAGAAGATTGCTTTCTGCGTTCTCGCTCTCTTAGCTGTCACGTACATATCGTGAAACATATTAAAGCCGCGAGCAGTAGACTCGAAGATGTAAAGACGTTTAGGGTTTGTCTCTGCAAGAGAGGCAAGCAAGGATGCTAGTCCTTCTTCGTCTCCCCACGATGACGTCTCTGTTCCATGAAGAAAGGTGATACCCTTGCCACGACCAAGGCTTCCTTTCGCCCTAAGCCCAGCGACTTGATAAAAGATACGGCTGCGGTTTTTGAGGGAAAGCGAGTTTCTATTGTGTGCAAGTATGGGTATTTTGTACTCTTTAGGTAAACCATCCATATAGGCTCCAAGCGTTCCTCGGAACATATCTCTGTTTTCTTCTGTGTCTGTAACAAGCGTTCCATTTAACCCCGCATTGATGTAGTGCCAGTATAAGTCTAGGGCTAGACTGATTGTAGTGATGCCAAGCTGACGGCCTTTAAGAATGACAAAGAAATGGATACCGTTATCTAGTCCAGTAGCAATCTCATCCATAACGTATGTCTGAGTGCCGAGAAGGTTATCCATCTTGCGTAAGCCCTGCTCTTTGGTTTCAATCTTTAACTCAGAGCAGAACTGGTAAAACTGTTTCAGATTAAACTTCATTTAGACTTTCGTCGTTCGCTGTTGAATTGCCCAAGGTTCCAGTTTGCTATCTTGTGCCGCGCATCCTTGTCCTTTGCAACACGAAGCAGCTCATCAACTATCTCAGGCTTATACATCTCACCCCAAGTCTTTAAGAGTTTCCTCTTGTCCGTTGGAGTAATAGCTAACGTAGCCCTTAACATCTCGTTCTTCAAAAGAGTGCGAGACAGTAAGAGTTCTTCAGCGTATGTATCAGTTAAATGTTTTAAGCCGTTCAAGACTGTCTTTCAAACGCTCATTCTCATCATGAGCATCACGAAGTAACTTAGCCGACGCTGTATGAACACGCATTAACTCATGAAAGAGTTCAGCATGGCTCATCGTGTAGACCTTCTCCATGTACGCCTTCTTAACATCCTCCATCGCTAGAGGCATTAAGTTATTCATCGCTTCCGTCATTGCTTTCCCCTTGAACACTCATGTAAGCCAACAACTCATGGCAAGCCCTACGAACTCTAGGGTCCTCCTCATACCGCAATACATCTTTCATACGCCAAATCATGTACTGGTCTAAAAACGTATCTACGGTCATGTCTACATCAAACTTCAAGACACCTGAATCCTCATCCCTTACGTCGTTCTCCATACCCTTACTCCCTCTGGTTCCTTCCTAGCTATGAATTGCATCCCTAACCGCTTAGATGCCCGATAGTTCGCATTACACACCACCTGCAACTTTCCAGAGTCGACGAAAAAACTATCGCCGACTTCCATGCTGGCATACGGATACCTCTTCTTCCCCTCCGGCAACGGCACCGTCTTATCTACTTCTAAGTTAATCATATCTATCCCTTCTAACCAATATACACACTATAGACGAAAAAAAAGACCACCGCAAGGATGGTCTAAAGCCCCGGAGGAGGGCGGTCGAACACACAGAAGGAAAATCTAAAAGAAGATTACCAGAATCTAGGAAAAACACATATTTTTTTTGGGGGGAGAAACGAAAGGGGCACCGACTCCAAGGGCTTCGAGACCAAGTTGGTGGGCACTCACTAACGTTAGTAAGCGTTTACTTTACCCTGCCCATGCCCATGCCCTGATTGTGCTGCTACAGGCTGTCTGATGCCATTGTATGCGTGCTATTGCGTGATGCATCAGTACCCAATGACCCTAGCCAATTGTTAAATGTTCGATAGCAGAGAGTTAACAGTCTCTCCTGCTATCCGCTTAGAGTGTATTGATGCTTAATATATATCATTTACAGTATAAGTAGATTATGTATAGATATATCACTACTATATATATATATAGTTAGTATGATATCTTTATAATATCTTTTATAAATACAAAGCGTATATTTTAAATATAAATATAACTGCAGTTGCATTAACCTATCTAATCTATATAATAGCAATCAGCAACACAATAATTAACCTATTTCCTAAAGGTGAAAACTATGTCAAAAGCAATCTATCAAGAGGTAACAGATTCAATCATCAAACAATTGGAATCCGGCGCAACACCATGGATAAAACCATGGAAAGCCGATTCGACCGCCGATAAGAATTTCATTAGTCAAAAGCCGTATCAGGGCATCAACCGACTTATTCTAGGTTTATCGTCAATGGTTAGCGGATTCGATACGCCGATTTGGGCATCATTCAAGCAATGGCAATCTTTAGGCTGCAATGTCAAAAAAGGCGAAAAGGGCACTAAGATTGTTTTCTTTAGTCCAGTCACTAAAGAATGCAAAGTGACCGGCAATTTAGAATCTTACAATCTGCTAAAGAGTTATTACGTATTTAATGCCAGTCAGGTTGACGGCGTAACTATTGCTGCACCAAGTACAGTAGACAAGCCGTTTAACTCAATCATTGAAGCGGATGAACGTATCGCCAAAACCGGAGCAATCATTCGTCATGGTGGTGATTCGGCTTTCTTTGCGCCGTCAATGGACATAATTCAGATGCCAAAT